TCTAAGAATATACCAAAGTCATATAAGTTTAAATCAACTACTTGTTGTAATGTTTCAACATTAAAAGTTGATATAGAGTTTTTGAGAGATTCAGCTGTTAATGGAAAATATAAAGCATCCGCTATTTTAAGAGATACGTTCTCTGCTAGCTTTAACGTAAGATATAAACTAGCTTGCTTGATATGTCTAGTCGCTACATTAGACGCATTAGCTGCCATCTTTTGAAGACCTACTAATGAGTTCTTATCTTGCGTGCTTCCATCTCTCGCTTCGTTTAACCCGGTCACATCTCGTATCATTTGTAAATAATATTGATACGTCTGTATAAGTGCTTGTATTTTACCAAGTCCGCTAGAACTATTAAGTTCTTGAATAGGCACTTTACCTGGATTCATATCACCGTCTTGTGTCATTGATCTACCTACAATAGAACCAGTTTGGAAATACATATTTAATGCTTCCGCAGGATTGTAGTTAGTTCCATTACCAAGATCAACCTCAGCTAAGCCGTCCATATCTAAGTAAACACCATCTGGTACCATCCTAGACATTACCTGTTGCAATTTAAGATGCGTTAGCTGAATCATATCTGCAAATCCAACACATTTACTTACAACAGACTCTATGCGTCCCTTATACATTCTAGGAGCACATATTGTGTAATTCATTTCAACCTTAGTTGTGTCTGCCATTGGTCTAGACATGTTCTCTGCTAAGCCCCAGTCTAATATAGTATTAGTTCCTAAAACTTTAGCTCCAGTGTATAAGACCTCTATTGATCTAGACACTCTTTCAAAGTTATCATTTTCAGGCGGATTAAACGTATCTGGCTTTTCAAGAGCTTTTAATAATCCTGAATCTGTTTGTTTTATTTTAAATACTTGATTGTGGTAAGTCTTATATTCAAAGTACATAACCTGTACAGTGTTTTCGTCGTAATTACCCCAACCAGTTACATATTGTCTGTTGCCAGGTGTTTCTTGTATTCTTTTTAATTCTTCTTCTGATATACCAGGAAACTCTTTTTTAAGCTCTGGTATTGTTATAGACTTTACTTCGCCTACGTAGTATATATCTTCGAAGTTTGGATCTTCTGTGTATGAGTGAACCACGTGAGCTGGATCTACGTAATCAACAGTAATTCCTTCAGCTGTATTAAAATTAGTTTTACCAACAGCAATACCAATTGTTGTAAGATCCATGTTTAATCTACGTCTTACAAGATCGTATTTGTTTTGAGCAAACACAGTTGATATAGCTTCTTCTTCTGCTATTTCAATTGACTGCTTGTAGCTAAGTTGCATATGCAATTCTAGCTCTTCTTTAGATTCTGGAACTGTGATTCCACTTGGTGATTGATGTAAGTCAATACCTAGCGTTTGCTTTAGGTTGTCTAAGTATTCTTTAGCTACCATATCTTCTTGAAGCTTGCTAGCATATTCAGTTCTTCTCTTTACTGAGCTAGGATCTTGAGAATAAGCTTTAATGTCATAAGACTTTTGCGATATACCATTAACTACAATGTCTACAAACTTAGACAAAATAGGCACTGGCTTCCAGTCTAAATTAAGATAAGACAAATCACCATTAATAGATAATTCATCTTTATATTTCTGCACGGGTTGTTCACCTCTAGCGTATAGTCTTAACGAGTGGAAATTATTCCAGTTTGTTAAGTACCTATTACCTCCAGTTCTACCTTGGTCAAACCACTCATACTCTATTGCTTGAGCAACTTGAGTTCCGTATTCCCAGCTAGCTTTTTCAGCATCGCTTACTACTTGGCTTGGAAAAGCGCTATTAGTGTTAGTGTATATACCCATTTAACTTATAATTTTTGAATTGACACCTTTATTGTCATATTTTTTAATACCTAAATTTACAGCTTCTCTTCTAACTGGGTTAGACGGAGCATATCTGTGTTTGTTGCAAGCCATTAAAGCTAAACCAGAACTAATAGAAGCATCATGCTTTGTTCTGTTGTTTATGTTAAACTTAGCCCAGTCTTCTAATGTTCTTTGAAAATACATATCACCATATCCAGTTTCTTTTAAACCAACGTATGATTCTATATAAGTTTCAATTGCAGCAGCATGTGCTTGTTTTATATCTTCACTTGAATTAGGTATTCCACCTAATTCTTTCTCTGTTATTGATAGTTTGTTATATTTTCTATCTGGTCTGTTTATAGAGAAGCGTCTATAACCTCTTCTTTTAAAATGGTATAATAATCTAGGTTTGTTATTCTCTGCTAGTATCGGCATTCCGTAAAATACGCAGGCCATTAGAACATCTTCAAAAAATATTTCAGCGGTTTGTGGTCTAGCTATATATTCTAAAAAGAAATGATTTGGAGGTACGTCCTCCATGCTAAACTTAGTTAAGCCGTGTAAAGATCCATTTGACCCTCTTTTGTCAACAGTACCTGATATATCATAACTATCACAACCAAACGCTCCACAGTGTTCATTACCTGGATATTTCAGTCCACCCTTTATTATCACACGATTTTGTAGATTTAAAGGTGGAATCCAGGAAACTCTGAATCTTCCGCTTTTATTTGGAACAAATATAACTTTTGTATCTTTCTCTCCATTCTGCCATTGAAAGCTTCCTTGAGTAACATTTATTGAGTTTTTAAGATCTTCATTAAAATCTATTTGCTCGTATATTTTTGTTAAGTTAAATAAAGATTCTTTAGACTCATCTCTAAACGCATGCTTAGTTGTGCGTGGAAACTGCCTATAAAATTCATTTAAACCATCTTGATCTTGCTTTAATCCTTCTACCTCATTGTCCCAATATTCTATTACACCTTGAGTTATAGCGTCTCCAAGAGGACCTAATACTTCTTTTTTTGGTGTGTTGAATACAGGAAAGCCATAAGAATCAATGTAGCCTTCGTAGTTCCATTCCATAGGTATGAACAAAGAATAGAGTCCTGAGCGAGTCTGTCCATTGGCGTTTCTTTGTGTAACGTCTGAATCATTGTAAAGTTTTTTAAAATTATCTCCTCCTTTATCTAAAGCATTTGATGTTGATCCCATCATGCACTTACCTATAATTCTCGAACCTAGTCTTAAACAAGTTCTTGTAACCCTCCAGTTATTTAATATATTGGTTGGTCTTTCCCACTTTCCACTTTCATCGTGTACTAGTAGTTTTAGTTTTTCCCCGTCATAGGAGTTGTCCCCTGTGTTCTTCCAGTCGATGGTCGTGTCAAGTCCGGTGATTTCTTGGAGCTTCTCGTTGGAGTCGAGTTTACGCCTTGTGAATTTTGACGCGGGTACCCTGTACGCGAGCTCTGTTTTCGGCCTGTCCATACCGTCTTGTATTGGTTTGAAGAAGAAGGGATAGTTGACTGATATCGGGACAACTTTGTCAGTAAACATTTTCTTTGCATCGGGTCCAGATTTCGAGAGTATACCAAAGCGTGCATCTGTAGATATTGTTGCTTGGTTAACGGTCTCCCCGCTTGCCATGAACGAAAAACCGGATCTTCTATTCTTAAGGTAGCACATCCCGTATGAACGCTTGTCCGCCTTGCAAGCTTCCCAGAATATGTAGAATAATCTGTTTGATTCCCTAAAGTCTGGTTGCCCAACGTCAATCTTGCTCCACTGCAAGTACATATAGTTAGTGCCAGTAATATAAGTAGGCTTGTCTTTGTTAATAAACCAAAAACCTTCTTCACGCCTTGTAAATTCTTTATCGATGTAATCATACCATTTTTCTTTAAAATCTAACGGGTATTCTTCCCAGTCAAATACGGATTTAATTTTACTTAATTCTTTTGGGTATTCAGTGTGCGACCATTTGTTATGTTCAAAAGTAACAACATCATTTTCTTTTGGCAAAGCTATCACGAGATCTTGTATCTCATATATTTCACCTATTTCGCCAGTTTTACTTATGACTATTAAGTCGTGTTCTTCGTTGTACCCATATTCCCACTTCTTATACCTATTCATTCTTTTAAGAACTTTAGGCTTTACGTGGTCTTCTAATACTTTATATAAAGTTTGCTCGTACATTATTTAGATCTCCCTTCTGCAAATCCTCTAAAAGACTTTTCTTCTTTTACTTCTACAGGTTTTTCGTTTAACAAGTTTTCTTCAGCTTCTATTCTATTCAATATTTCAAAAGCATCGAATATAGCTAGTTTTTTTGTAGCTGCAGCATTCTTTAATCTATCTGCTGATATATCGTCATCTGAATCAACAATAGCTTCTTTAGCCACTTTGATTAATTCCTCAACTGCTTTTTGCCCAGCTTGGATTATATTCAACTTCGTTTCCTTGGTGTTCATATTTAATTACGATATCATTAGATTTCATACAGTATAGTCTTTTTCCGTCAATTAAAAACTCCCATTCTCCGTTTGGCGTATAACCAACCAAGTCTCCTGAGTTAATTCCTAGCGCATTTAAGGAGCTATTGTCATATTTTAATATACCAACAAGGCTTCTTTCTTTATCTAGCGTTATAGACTCTGTATCTTTTATAGGTGAAATAAAGCATCTGTCTCCAAAAGACCTCCACTTGTCACCTTTATTATATAAATAGATTTGATCTATTGCGCAAAAATGCAAATCATCTTTGAACCAAGATCTACTTTTCTTTTTATTACCCTTCATGTCATAGAATACTCTAAACACGTTTTGGTGTATAACAATTATATCACCAACATCAATACCAGTATTAAAAGCTTTAGGTGTTTCTATTACTCTAGCTAATCTATTTACAAATTTAAAATCTTCAATCTTTGTATTTAAAACTAACTCTTTATCACCTACTTTTATTTTATTACTGTACTTCTCGCCTAATGGCTCTACTATAAAGTCGTATAAACTTTTCAATACTCTAAGTCATATTCAACGGATATTGCCATGTTAGAGTTAAACTTCTTCCATGGCATTACCTCGTTGTTTTTCTTAATGTGAATATTATAAGAGTTATCAGACTCGTCAAGAAGTATATGTGAAATCTCGTGACCTCCATAAACTTGTTGACCTACAGAATAATGCATAGCATCATTTTTGTAGTCAGAACCAATACTTATTTTTCTTACAATAGAAGACATCCTAAGCTTTTGTAAGTTTAGAGTCTTTTTCTACTTCAGTATATTCTCCAGTCGTTAGGTCGATATCAATAGCTCCATACTCTTTTTCGAGTTCAGCTTTTAAATCTTCTACAACTTTATTAGCGTCTGCTACTTGATGTAATAGACTATGTTTTTGAGACTCTAAAATACCTATTTGATTAACTATTGTCATTAATTCTTTTTGACCTTCGTTGATACTTTTTAATTGTTCATCTGTGATCTTACTCATTTGATTTAATTTAATTGTTTATAATAATATAGTTACTTGATTTTTAACTATTTTAACGCAACCATATCTGCTGGGCCAGAAAGAATATAATCAAACGCTACTGGTAAAATTGTTCCAGCAGGAACAGCATTAAATGTAACAGCGTCCGTTGCGTTTGGATTTGAACTTAACACGTTTATTCTAATTGTTGCATTGCCGTCACCTCCAGATACCGTTACAATATCTCCTTGTCTATATCCAGATCCTGGCTCTCCAAAAGTCCCAGCAACAGTTATTGCACCACCCACAGCAGTAATGTCTAATTCTGCTCCAGTTCCTAATCCACTCTCTGGATTTATAACAGGTACGTCTGTTGCTGTTGCATATCCACTGCCTCCATCTACTACAGTAGCGGTTTGTATTTCACCTTGAGCACCTACGGTTCCAGATAATATGCCTACGATATTCCCACCTGTACCAGAATATATTGAAGAACCTGTTAAGTTAGTACCTAAAGTTCCAGATTGGTTTTCAAACTCCCAAGCAGAGGTTGGCGTTATGGTTGCCGTTCCACCGCCGATAGCTAGTGCTTTACCTACAAGACCATATGTTATTCCGAATGTTCCCATTTTTTTTATTTATTGTTTGTTATTGATTTTGCTTTTTCCCAAGTTCTACCTACAAAGTAAGCTCCGTAAACGGTTACTAGCAATGTTTGAAATATTGGTATATATTCTTTAGCCAGCCCAAACTCACCGATATTACCATCAAAGAAAGCTAGAGACGTAAAAATTACAGTTAGATATATTAAGATCATTGGTCTAATGTTTTTACTTAAAAAACTATCAGACTTCATATCTGCTTCCCAACGCTTACTAACCTCTAATTGAGCTTTAGTATCTGCGTCTTCTAATATCTGCTGTATTTGTTTCTTTACTTCTAACCTTTCTTCCTCGGTTGTAGTAAGCTTATCGATGACGTTACCAATCTCTTTGATAACGCCACCTGATAGCCATTGAATTATTTTTTTCATTTATTCTCTTTTCAGTAAAACCGTGCTATTTTCATCTCCTGTAAAAACACATTGTAAAGTGTCTTCGTCTATAACAGTATAAGACATTCCAATAGTATAACCATTTCTTGGATTGTGTATTGAAGTAGTCATAGTAGTATCTGTTTGGCTCAGTATAACTTCATTAAGTGTAGCATCTTCTTTAAAACTATAATTAATAATTTTAACAAC